ATGCCCATTCACATGGAACAGGAGTTGGGTAAAATCGTCTTGTTCTAGTAGGTCCCATAGCGGTTCAGTCTCCATTAATTCAAGTAAATGTTTTCTGTCTTTTACACCTTCGTAAACACTAACATTCAAAAAATCTATTTTAAAATAACCTCTATCTTCTGCTTCTTTATAATCGATTGTACTTAGTTTAGTAATTGGATTGTACGGCACACTAGTACAATATATGCCAGTATTGTGCTTTTTAAAAGTGCCATCATCCTCTTTAATAGCCGAAACTACATGCTTGAATTTATCAAGAGCATGTGTTCTATTAGCAAAGTCAATATCAATATCAGGCATCTTTTCCGTCCCACTGGTCAATTTTCTTCCAACTATTCTTACCTTTGGTCATGTGTCCAATATACACTTCGCCTGTTTCTTTATCGCATAACATCCACTTTTCTGGACATTTTGTATAGACTGTAAGTGTAACTGGTTCTTTTAATTCTTTAGCCTTAGTTCCGTCTTTTAAGTGTCTCAATGTTTTATCTCGCTTTCGAACAGCAACAATGGCAAATGTTCTGTTAGATGATCTGCATACTTGTCTGCTTCTTCTATTGTTTCGAATCCAATAAATTTTACGTATACTGAATTATCTTCCTCTGAAACAATTACTTGTAGTTCAAGTTGTAGTGCATCTGGGTTACCGCTCACTTGGTTTGGTGTAGTTGTCATATATTAGATTCCTTAACGACTTGACGCACAAGTTCTGTATCAGCAGGCAACTTTTTAAATTTGTTGAGCCAAAACTGCAAGTCTATAATATTACTTATAGAAACCAGCTGTTCATCGCCCAATTTTTTCAACATTTCCTTACCATTTGAACTGTTTAGTATTAACCAAGGACTAACTTTTCCGTCTTTAATATCATATGTTGCACGGCTCAAACTAACGTATAAAAAGTAATGATGCCATACACTTTGATTTTTTTCTGCCCAGTCCATCATATGTTTGATGCTACGCTCTAGCGCAACTTCGACTGGTTCTGTCTTAATAAGATCCAATACATATTTTTCGTATAATTCCTCTCTACACCAATGATCCAATTTAACGCCTGATCTAACAACGTAGTCGATAAACTTTTCAGGATACAGTGGATTTACATTACTTACAAAACTTCCAAACTTTACAAATGCATTATAGTACGGACTTCTAGCAAACTCTTCGTATGTTTTGTCGCCTTTACTGTTCTGAGAAATTTTATAAAATCGATTGTATGTATCGTATCCAAGTACTACGTGTCTTTCAGATTTAGCCATTGCTCGTCGTTTTTGTTCGCAAACATGTACGATAAGGGTTTTTTCTTGCATGAACCCTTTGTTACAGTGCTGACAAATGTAAGGCTGACTAATTAATGACATCATTTAAATTTTTTAGTAATTGTTGAATCTTCCATTCCGTATCGTTTTGCTAATTCTTTTAACTCTTTATCTGTCGTCATTTTAGCTAACAGTTCTATCTCGTCTATTTTTCTATTAGGGTAGATATCTGTTAAAAATTTAACTTTTTTACTATCACTGCCAGTTTTCTTTTTGTTGCCAATCCATTCGTGATAAAAATGTGTTTTGCCATCATAGCTGCACATACACAATAACAACCACATGAGCTTAGGATGTTTTTGTAGTAGATTCCAATGTTTATTAAAATATTCGTTAACTGTCAATACAAAGTGTTGCTGAGTTTCTCTGTTAGATGTTTTAGCATTACTGATATATCTGTTAAGAATAAAGAATTCGCTTTTGAGACTCTTTTGTTGTTCAGCATCCATAGCATCCCATAGCTCGCGAACATTTTCATCGACTGCTGAAATCTTTTCTTTTAGCTCAACTTTTTCACTCATCTTTTGGTCTCAATATGGCATCAAATGCTACTACGGTTCTATTTCCAATTCCTTGCCAGGGATAAACTGTATGGGGCAAGTGACTTGGAAACACTATGATAGTTCCAGGTATTGGGTCATATTTCCAAGTGTCATTCATAATAAATTTGGTGACATCTTTTGTTTGCGGTAATCTAAATAAAATTTGACTGTCACTAGGATTTCGTGTGTCATTTAACTCGGGTGCGCTAAGATATATATTGCCGCTTAAATTGCCGCCGGGATGACTATGCATCTCTTGATAGTCTCCAGAATGCTGTCGTATAGTCCAAATACTAGTTACCACAGGTTTACAATGTTTTAATTCTTCGGTACCAGATTGTTGAGATACCAATTCCATATATCCGGTACAAATTGTTTGAAGCCAATTGACTAACCAAGTAACATCTATGCCTATCGCATTTGGATATACTTGTATTTGTTGACCTCCTCTAATACTAATTGCAGGATTATTGGCATCATTTAATTCTGGTCTGTTGTGTAATGCTTCAGCTAGACTATAAATTTTACTAAATTCTACAGGCGGAACATTATCAATAGCTAATACTGTTGGTTGAAAATATGCAACTTTTAATGCCATTATACTTTGTCCTTACTCAATTTGTATATCATTATAACACGATCTAGGGCCTTTTGTAAAGTGATATTGGTACGTGCTTCTCTCCGAATTTCACCCCACATTTTGCTATCCATTATATGATCATGTAATGGTCTGCCATCATTTGTACGAGGATCAAAATGTGGATTGGCTTTATTATAATCCCATCCTGCTACTTGTCTAGTACTAGGATCTGATCCAAATTCTCTAGTGTAGACTACATTATCTACACGTTCATGTATAAGTGTTACGCCAGGTTTAAGGCTTCCCATCTTTTTTCTCCTGTTGTACAATTCCATATTGTTTATACATCCAAGATATAAAAAAATCAATTTCTTTGCTTGGATGTGGATACACTTTATATGCTGTATTAATTCGATCTAATAATTCTTTGTCGGTCATAATATTTTATCTAATTGAATAATTTCGCTTTGTCTACTAATTTCTTTAACAAAATATGCACAGTTTGGTTTTTCTTGAAAGCGGGTTGGAACTGCTAACAGTTGTCCGTTTTTCATCTTTGGGAAATACCATTTAACGTCATTATAAAAATTTACAATTTCAATTTTCTTAAACTCAACTCTAAAACTGCTAAGTGGATTAAAAATTAATGCTTCAAACCCCCTGTCATTTAAACTTGTAAGAGGAAGAATTTCAATGTCGGTTGCAGCACTACTATCACCTACCGCAATGCTCCAATCGATGGGCATTGTTACTTCATCTTCGCCGATTCTTAGTACCATTGCGGGACTATTAAAAGATTCTAAAAATATCAGTGGCATAAAGAAAAAATCTGGATTATGCGGATCACTGTTATCAAGTACTGCGAATCTTGTACTATCGTCTACCTCGTCCGGTAAATTGTTCAACGAAAATGTTACGTTATCTAATGTTAATATTTGCATAATTCCTTATTTTGTCCAGTCCGTTTTTTCTAATGTAAACGGATACTTGGCTTCCTTGTAAAATTTCTTTCGCTCTGTTAAGTGTCGCTTGGCGTATTTGCAGGTGCTTGTAACGTCCCAGATCTGGACAAAATCTTTGTCTTCTGCTTTTCTAATGCCTCGCCCAATACTTTGTATAACCCTAACAAAGCTCTTTCCGGGCTCAAGAAGAACCAAATTAAAAATCCTTGGGATATTAATACCAACAGCGGCCACACCATAAGTCGCCACAATAATCTTTTCACTACTAGTTTTAACTTCATCATACTCTTCTTTCCTATCCTTTGTTTTTACTTCCCCGGAAATGAATACTGCGCCTTCCAATTCATTTACTAAAAATTTGCCTGAATCGATTCTGTTAACAAGTACTAATGTGTTTCCAGATTCACTAATGCCTTTTATTAAGTTGCTGATGTATAACATCCTGTTGTCATCTGTTACAAGATATTTTAATTCTTCAGCATAACTTCTAAATTCTGGTAAATCTATCATTTGCACTACGTTAACGTGGCAATTAGATAGCACTCCCATTTCTTGTAACTCGTGAGCTTTAATGCCGCCAATTACTGGGCCAATGCTGGCAAATATCTGTTCGCTTTCAAATTTTTCTTTAGGAACAGTTCCAGTTAATCCCCAGCGGATTGGCGCATTGCATAAATTTTGTGTAAGTAACGATCTCAAAACTTCAGCTTTTGCCATATGAACTTCGTCGACTATGACACATTTAACGCCGTCAAGAAATTCTGCAAGAGTTACAATATCTTGTTCTTGATTTTTACTTTTCTTATCTAAGATATTAAGACTTTGCCATGTACAAATAGTATGTGTCTTATTAAGATCTTTGCGATCTCCGTAATATACACCAACATCTAAACCTACAGCAATAAAATCTTCTTCTGTTTGCTCTACAAGACTCTTATTAGGTACAATGGTAATTGTCCGTCCATATTTTTCAGAAAGCTGACTAAGAGTAGCAGTTGTAATAGTCTTTCCTGCACCAGTGGCAATCTCTTGTAGGCTTTGTGTATTTTCAATAAATCTGTTAATTGCGTCTACTTGATAGTCGCGCAACAATATGGGTTTACCTTCCTGCTGGTGACCTTTTGGCCATACTTTGCCTTGGTCCGCCCAATAAGTTTCTGTAACAGGAGTGAATGAAAGTTTAGGTGTTGAACGTAAATCTTCCAATTCATCAATATCGATATTCATGCTGGATAGCACAGATAGTATCTTTTCTAGTTGGCTTAAATAACCATTGCCGCCAAGGCCAAACATACTAACCATACCATCCCATCGACCTAGTTTGTAAGCTGGATGATAGCGAGCATAGGGAATTTCATACTTAAAAGTGTTGGCTAACTTTTTGCGGGCATCTAATGCTAACCCTTCAAATTTAATGTTAACCTCGTCTTTTATAACTAATTTTACAGCCATAAGTTTCCTGTTTCAATAATAGGTTGTTGGTCTGTATAGGAAATTATCAAATCACAACAATTAGAATACGCTGCCGTTTTAGTTTGTTTTAGTGGACTGCCTATTGATATCACACTAAGCGGCTTCCACGCATTTTTCAGGAAAAATTTGGGTATTTTTCCGTTTTGTACTCCGACAACTTTTGCATAATCATCGAGTTGTACATTGTATTGGTGTTCAGCAATAAATTTATTAAACTGAGTTCCATACTCGTCATTGGGCAATCTGAAATAAATTCCCACACCCTCAAAAATTCCATTTTTTTCCAAATTTTCATGAAGATTTTTCAGTTCTTCAAAGCACCTTTTATGGTCGTTGTTATCGAAAATAATTAGTGCCGGTAATCGTTTTAATTTTAACAAACTTTCGAATATTTCGTCAAGACCAGTTTCAGTTTTATTAATCCACACTTTACTAGATTTACGAAATGCAATTTTTTCGGTCAAATTTTTGGGATTTTCTGGGGTATTTTCCACAAAATACTGATACCGAATACTTCGGTCTTGTATGACACATTTGTCTATTTCTGTTTCAAGGCCGAGATCATGCGTTATGGCTTTTTGAAAGTTTGCATGAGAAAAGTTGGTTAGTATAAACTGACTTTCAACCTCAATTTTTGACCAAGATTTTATAGTATCGTAAAAATTGCAAATTTTTTCCTCTATTTCAAAATCATGAGTATGAAAGGTTTCGTAGAGTGTTACAATGTTTTTTTCAGTAAGGTCAGCTCGATAAAATTTGCCTGAATTGATTTGAGTAAGACCTGCAACATCCTTCCAAATACTCGTAAGCACCTTACGCAATGTTGAAGAAAATGCAAATTCTATAACTATGCCTGGTTCGTCTTTAGATAGGTATATTTTTTTAGTTTTGTCAATTGGACGAAATGATTTTGACCAAGTAGGCGTGTTGATTGCGGAATTTACTTCATCTGAAAGATTTCCAAATTTTTCTAAATTTTCATTTAAAATCTTTAAAAGCAATCTTCCCTGATTTTCTGTAATAAAGTTTGGAGACAACACTATTTTTGCCAAACTTTTCATTACTTTTAAATCTCGTGATTTAATAGCACTAATTGTATCATCAGATGCGTTGATTATTTGTAAGAGTATGTTATCTACTGTTGTCATATGTATACTATACACAATTTGTTAACAAAGGTCAACCTTTTGTGAAAAAAATAGGCCTCAATATTATTTAAGGCCTGCGGATCACCTTTTGGGCAAATTAGTTTTGACGTTCTATGTCGTCTTCTGTACACGACTCACCGTATTGTATTTCTACAATTTTACATGGTTCGTTGTAAGGATTATAAATCCGATGCCAATCATTGATAGGAACACTTACTTGCTTATGAGCAGTTAATTCGATAGTAGGTAGCATATAACCACCCGGCATTCGTTGTTCAACTGCACATTTTCCAGAAGTGACATGCCAAAACTCATGCCTAAATTTGTGTCTTTGCAAACTTAAACTTTGTCCTGGATTAACCGTAAGCTCTTTAACTTTAGTACCAGGTACTTCGTGCAACACACGATAATATCCCCATGGGCGTTCAGTCTTTGGTGCTTTCCACTCGTCTAAGATCCAACTTGAACTGTTAGTCTTATTTGCGCCGCCGATTCCAAATTTAAATAATACATCGGGTATTAACATTTCTGGAATGTTGCCTGCATTGCGATCACCACCGTTAGCAAATATTATTTGATCGTTAGGATACAGTTGTTTTACGTTTTTAATAGCTTCGGATGCAGTATTGTCATCGTCATTAAACAATATAATACCATCGACCATTTTAAGATTTTCTATAATAGCAGAACGTTCATGCCCTGGCATAAATGCACGACCTTTTTTTCGTTCCAACCAAGCATCACTATTAAGTCCAACGATTAATTTATCGCCTAACTTTTTAGCTTCTTTAAAATATTCAATATGTCCACTGTGTAGTGGGTCAAAACCGCCAGTTACTAAAACTATCTTCATAGTGTAGCATCTTCCATGCCAGCGACACGTAACTTTACAATGTTAGTAATTTGCCATTGTTTCTGATCAAGTGCTTTGGTAATACCTAACCATTTATTACGTAGTAAAGCAAATTCGTTAATAATTTTTTCAAAATCTACAACGTCTGCTTCACCCTCTACGAACTTTTCACAGTCCCTAGAAGATAAAGCACGTTGATAGTTTTCAAGATATTTACGAAAGTGACTACTTTTCAATCTACGAAGTTCAATGTTTAAATATTCTAAAACTGCCTCAATTTCTTGCAATTGACTAAATCGTTGTTCTACTATACCGGGCATCGAAGCGGCTGCTTTCTCAACATTACCTGTAATTCGACATTCCATTCTAGCATTGTCTAACTCGCCGTTAAAATATTCAACAGCGTCAGGAATATAAGAAATATCTTTGGCAATTTTAGCGTACCACATTAAAAGTCTAGTTCCTTGTAGTCATCGTCGTCGACTTCTTCTTCATCAAGATAGTATTCAATGGCAGAGTCTAAAGTTTCGTCAACACCGGTTGCACTTTGCAACACTTTGTCACTAACTCCATGATCAGCCAATAAATCTACATATCGTTCAGCAACAAGTTCTAATTGCTTTTTATCGATATAATCTGCAAAAAGCAACCATACATCACCAATTTGTGTTTCATTCAACATTCTCGTCTGTCTCCTCAGGAATGGTAGTTGTTGTTAAAGTTTTAATATGAAATTTTGCCATTAACATATCTAATTTATCATCTTTCCATTCTTTTCGGTAGAATTTGAACTCTTCACCTGTCTCTGGATCAACCCACTTGAGTCTGTTACCTTCTTGCTTTAGCAGGCCGGCTTTCTCGCACATATCAACCATTCCTGAATAAGGATTCATACCTGTTTCATATGGAATCTTAATTTGTACAGTTTCAAAAGGCTTACTATAACGAGTTTTCATAATCTTACATGACGCACGAATACCCATGACATCTGATACCTTATTGCCATCCTCATCCTCTTTAAGTTTGAGTTTTTTCATAGCAACAACGATAGAACTTGCGTAGACAAAGCCTTGTCCGCCACTAATTTTGTCATCTGGATCAAACATGTCCTGCGAGGCGTAAGTGTGATTTGTACAAACCATACCTACGTTATAACTACCAAACATGTTTACACAGTTACGCACCAAACTTGTAAGTGCTTTAGGTTTACGGCCCATGTCTCCCTTCATGTCACCAGCTTGGAACTGGTTAATGTCAGTAGGGGTAAGCAACATACCCAATGAGTCTATGACAAATAAGACTTTAGGACGTTCTGCCATTTCTTTGTACTCTTTCATGAATTCATGAATGGTTTTAGCCACATCATCAATCATTGCCATGTTGAGTTTAAGAAGTTTATCTTCGCTTGTGTCTACACCAAGAGCGTGTAGCCATGTTTCGTCTAGCGCATTTTCTGTATCAATTAAGATAACATAAATGCCCTGTGCTTGTGCATTACGCACTAGATTACCTGAACAGATAAATGATTTACCTGCACCAGATTCGCCTGCAAATACAGTAACCTTACCTAGCGGAATACCTTTGTGGAAATCACCACTGATTAGATAGTTAAGCGTATAATTGCCTGTGCTAACCCAATCTGTTGGATCGTTAAATCCAACACCAAGTCCGTCGATGG